TAAGATGCAATGGATGGGAAAAGCAGTAGATGTAACTTGGCTTGACGAAGAGCCTCCACAAGATATATACTCACAAGCACTAAGAGCGGCCTTAAAAAGTGGCGGTATAGTATTTATGACCTTTACTCCTGAAAGTGGCATGACAGAAGTTGTAACACAGTTTATGACTAAACTAGGACAGTCACAGGCTTTATATCATGCAACGTGGGATGATGCTATACACTTAGATGAAGATGTGAAGAAGGAGATATTACAAGCACTTCCTCCTCATGAAAGAGATATGAGATCAAAAGGAATACCAGTATTAGGATCAGGTATGGTATTTCCTGTAAGTGAAGATGATTTAAAAGTAGAACCCTTTCCATTACCTGAGTATTGGCCTAAGATATGTGGGCTGGACTTTGGGTGGGATCACCCTACTGCCGTAGTCTGGTTAGCATGGGATCGGGATACAGATACAATATATGTTTATGATTGTTATCGTAAGTCTGCGGAAACACCAGTTGTCCATAGTGCGGCAATTAGAGAAAGAGGTAAATGGATACCTGTAGTATGGCCTCATGATGGTTCTCAACATGATAAAGGATCAGGTAAACCATTAGCAGAACTGTATCGCAAACAAGGGTTGAATATGGTTCATAAACATTTTCAAAACCCTGATGGTGGTATCTCTGTGGAACCCGGAATTATGGATATGCTACAAAGAATGCAAACTGGAAGGTTCAAAGTCTTTAACTATCTTAATTTTTGGTTTGAAGAGTTAAGAATGTACCATCGTAAAGATGGGAAAATAGTTAAAGTTCACGATGATTTGATGAGTGCAACTAGATATGCTTCTCAGTCATTAGTTTATGCCTCTACTGGTTCTCATAAAAAAAGACCACGAAAGGCCATAAGTGATTATGATTATTATTCCAATGATAATGTCGCTTATGCATAATTTATTAATCTAAAATAAAGGAGATAATATGGGTTTTGGAAGCTGGAGTAATCCAATTAAAAAAATAGCAGATACTGCGACAGGAATATATGAAGATAACAGTCAAATTGATCTTAATCCAGCGACTGCTGATATAAATATTCCTGTAATTACACCACCAGATATAGGTACTCCAAACATTAATATACCAGATTCGTCACATGCTACTTCTATGTTGACAACTGGTATAACTAAACTTGGTGAGAATGTTGGCTATGGTATTCAGGGGATAGTTAATCCTGTAGTTAGGAATCTCAATGAACTTGCTAAATTAGGTAAGGAGGCAATGACAGGCGAAGGTGGCTATTCAGATGATGAAGGCCCCGGCCCAGCCGCTCCCGGCCCAACTGGATTTGAGGCGGCAACAGCACAAAGGACATTACTAACAGGGCAACGTAGAAAAGGTCAAGGTCGTTCTGCACATTCAGGTTCAGGTTCAGCATCAACTGTCTAAAATAGAGTTATAATATGGCATATGATAATAATTCATTAAGCTCATTGATAGATCGGCAACATGAGAAGCTGAAGAATAACCGTAATCAATGGGAACGTCAATGGCAGGATATTGCAGAGTATGTCTTACCACATCGTTCTGATTTTACGACTACTCATTCTAGAGGTGCAGACAGAATGGATCATGCATTTGAAGGTTCTGCGATGCGTTTATTAAAACGTTTTGCTTCTAACATTCATAATGTTTTTACTCCAATGGGTGCAGAATGGTTTAAATTAACAAGTGGTAACTCTAATTTAGATGAGATGCGTAATGTGTCATTATGGCTGGAAGAAGCAACTAGGATTATTCAGCATCATATGTCACGACCTATTTCAAACTTTCAAAGTGCTGTGTTCCAATATTATCTTGAAGCTGGAGCATTTGGTACTGGCATTCTTTTTGTCGAAGATGTTCCGGGATTTGGCCCTCGTTACCGCAATTTTCCTCTTTCGGATTGTATATTGGGTTCTGGAAGCGAAATGGAAATTGACACGGTATTTAGAAACTATAAGCAAACGGCTAAAGATATAGTACAAAGATTTAATCAAGACAGTTTACCTCCAGAGATTCTTGAAAAAGGATATGGTGAAAAAATGCTGGATGAATACGATGTTGTCCATGCAGTATTGCCAACTTGGACTTTACAAGCCTTTTTACCTGAAGATAATAATTTCAAAAAGAATTATATATCTATTCACTATCTTAAAGAAAGAAAAAGCATACTATCTGTTGGTGGATATGATGAGATGCCTTATATATGTGCTAGATGGGAACGCTCCGATAGAGAAATATATGGAAGAGGGCCAACTTGGGAAATAATGCCAGATATAAGACTAATCACAGAAGTGGATAAAAGTTATCTGAAAGCTATACAGAAATCGGTATCTCCCCCTTTGTTTGTGCCTGATTCGGGATTGTTAGACCCCTTAGACACAACACCTGATGCCATCAATTACTATTCTGTTGGTCTTGGTGGTAAAGATATGATATTTGAGGCTCCTACTAATGCCAGACCTGAATATGCAGAAAGATTAAGTTCAAAATGTATTACTGCAATTAGAGAAGGTTACTTTTTAGATTTACTAGAACTACCCGGCCCTGTAGCTCCAGATGGTGATGTAATGCGTTTTAGTGCTACAGAAGTATCTGTACGTATGAGACAAAGAATGCCTGTACTTGGCCCAATACTAGCTCGTCAAGAAGCAGAATTCCTTGATCCACTTATTAGACGTACAGTAAACATACTAATGAGGTCATATTTATTACCTCCGATGCCAGAAGAGATGCAGGACTTTAGAATTGAGTACTTGAATCCAGTATCTATCTCAATGAGGTCAGGTGAGATAAGTTCTATGAATCAGTTGTTTGAAATGATTATGCCACTTGCACAAATAGATCAAACGATACCTATGTACTTCAATACACATCAGATATTGCAAAATACTGCACAAGTATTACAAGTACCAGCTTCTAACATAAGGACTAAAGAAGAGGTTGATGCAATGGTTGCTGAACAACAGAAACAACAGCAGGAACAAGCACAAATGCAACAAGCTCAAGTTGCCGCAGATGTAAATCAGAAAACTGCACAAGCTGAAAATATTAGAGGTGAGTAATGGGTAAACCAAGACATAGTAAAGAATATTATGATGCGGTAACACCTGAAGGGCTACCAGCCCATTATAATCGTAAGAATTGGGAAGATAGGGAAACTTTTGTAAATATTACTCGTAACGCAGTAATAAGATCAAATGTTCTTAAAAACAAAGGTTTTATAAAAGGTGCTTATACTGATTATAAAAGTCCCAATCAAAAACATTTTCAGGCAGATCATGGAAGAGCGATAAAAGATGCACATCGAAAAGGTGGTTTTGCATGGAGTCCTGAACAAAAGAAAAAGTTTACACACGATGTTTCTAATATTGTAATGGCTGTAAGTGGAGTTAATAGAGCTAAAGGCTATAAAGGTATTGATAAATGGACACCACCACGTAATCTTAAATCATACCTACTACGAACAGAATCGACTGACATAAAATATGGGTTATCTAACACCAAAAAAGAGGCAAAAGTTTTTAAGAATATAATAGGACGAAAGCCTAATGTTAAAATAAGGCCAAATGTAGAGAATACTAAATATTGTGCTAGTTGTCATATTAACCATTCTGCTGGTAAACATAAATAATGGAGTGGTTTGACAAGGAATCTAATACACGAAGGATCTTTAAAGAATGTTTTGCAACAGAGCAAGGTAAAGAAGTATTAAATAAACTGATTAAAGATCACTTTGTTTTTAAGACTACACCGACTCCTGATCCGTATTTATCTGCATGGCAAGAAGGCCAGCGGAGTGTCGTACTCAAGATTATGGAGATGGTGGATACCGATCTTAGGGTGCTTCGTACACGCTATGATCAACAAGAACTTGCCAGACTTAAACGGCAGGATAACAATTAATAATAAATTAACATGTCAGAAGAAGCAGTAGCCCCTGATGATTCAGGACAAGTCACTAGCGACGTAGCATCAATTGGATTTAACCCAGCAGAAATGCCAGCAGGTTTGCGTGATGAACCAAGTTTGGCAACATTTGATTCTGTAGATAAACTTGCAAAGTCATATGTAAATGCTGTAAAAATGATTGGTGGGAATCCTGATCAAATGGTAGCAATACCACAAGAAGGAGAAGATTGGAATGGTTTTTACAATAAAATGGGTAGACCTGAACAAGCTAAAGATTATCGGTTTTCAGACGAAAATGGAGAATTAGATGGGTTTCGTGAGTTTGCTCATGATACTGGTCTAACCCAAGATCAAGCTGATAAGATTCTAAATTTATATGCAGATAATCAAGAACAAGAAGAATCTGAATCTCAACAACAACACAAAGATTTAGAAGTAAATACTACAATGCAACTCCAGAAAGAATGGGGTAAGAATTATGATGGTAAATTAGATTACGCAAAAAGAGCATTTGCTCAATTTGCATCTCCAGAATTAAGTCAACTTATGGACGAGTCGGGTTTGGGTAATCATCCTGAAATGCTCCGAACCTTTTCTAAAGTTGGTGAAATTTTGGGTGAAGATTCCTTAGTTGTAGGGACAGGACTTGGTTCAAGCCAGCTTTCTCCACAGCAAGCACAATCAGAAATTCAGGCTCTGTATAGTGACAAGGATTTTTCAGCCTCGTATCGTGATAATCGTGATCCGGGTCATCGTCAAGCGATGAAAAAAATGGATAATCTGTATCAATCAGCCTATCCGGGTAATGTAAGAAAAAGATAAGACCGAATAAAAGATAAAGTAGGCAGACAACCTTCGGGCCTGTTGAAAGCTCTTTGAGACCCTATATGGATAATCTCTAGGTTATAGTGATTTTTACTTATACACATAAGTGTATGAGATAACTATAATAGGGTTAATTATGGCTAATTTTCATGATATTGAAACGTCTTATATACATCGCTATTCCGCTGATGTATTACATTCGCTTCAACAAAAAACGACACGGTTACGTAATTTCGTAACTAATAAACCAGATTGTCGTGGTGTTGCCGAGTTCATTGATAAGATCGGAACTAACGAAGCACTAGACAAAGTTGCACGTTTTGCAGATTCACCTGTACAAGCGATTTCTCATAAACGTAGGAGAGTATCAGCACAACCTAAAAATGCTGGTTTCTTCGTAGAGGGTTTTGATACTCGTAGAATGAACTACGATGTGTTTCAACCTTATGCAGAAGCTACGTCTATGGCAATGGCTCGTAAGATGGATGCAACTATTGTAGATGCCGCTTTTGGTTCAGCATATGAATCAGACGGTGGAGCAATGGACGGTGCAACCGAGATTGTCTGGAATTCTACTAACTTCCCAAAACAGTTTATTGCAAAAGACTTTCATGTTGGCACTCCGAGCGTTGACATGAGTGGTATTGATAATACGGCATCAGATTCTCGTACATTATCAATCGACAAACTGTTGAAGGCACGTAGAATTCTTTCTGAAAATGAAGCAGATCAATATGATGAAGGAGGTAATCCTCTTTATTTCATTGTCTGTTCCGCATCTCAGATAGAATCTTTACTCCACTCCCAACAAGTTCAAAGTTCCGATTATAATAATATTCGTGCTTTGGTTGAAGGGCAAACCAACTATTTTGGTGGGTTTCAATTCATTAGGTATGAAAATCTACCTACTGTAACTCCTACGGCAGATGCAACGGTGGAATCCGTATTATGTTTCCATCCACAAGGTCTTGCTTTCTGTTCTTGGGAAGAACCGATTACTGAAATAGAAAGACGTTCTGACAAATCTTTTGTGCCTTATGCGTATTTTGAAATGGATATTGGTGCGACAAGGGTTTGGGAAGAGATGGTCATTCAAATTGAATGTTTTAAAACTGCTTAACCTATAATCTAAAAGGACTAATATGGCTAATCAATATGCTGTAAATCACAAGAAACGACACGTAACTGTTCCTGCAAAGCTAACAGATGTAGCTGATCAGGGTGGACGGATGCGAATGTTGTATGATAAATTCACTTATACATCGCCGAGTCTTGCGATGGCAATTGCAGATACAATATCTTTTGGTAAACTGCCTCCCGGAGCAAAAGTATGGGATGCATCTTTACATTATTCTGCAACACTAGGTACAAGTACAACCTTAGAATTAGGTTATACTGGTGCTGGTACTGCTTTATTAATTGCGGCGGCCTCAACTGCGGTTGGGACTCGTCACATGCGAGAAGGCGTAGCTAATATTACTCAAGCTCCTATAACTATAACTTCTGAAAGTACAGTTCTTGTTACTTTAAGAGGTGGCGTGAGTACAACAACTGCGGCTTTTATTGAAGTGCGGATTTATTATACCGTTGATTAATAACAATCGGGAGTTGGTAGTTTAAAACTAATTTGCCCCAATATTCTAGTGCTATCTAGGACACGGATGGTAAATAAATTAACTACTAACTCCCAAATCAAAAAAATACTATGGATAAAACTGGTATAGCTAACCTTGCCTTAGGTTCTCTAGGAGAAGCAAGGATTCAAAACTTAACTGACAATAATTCTAGGGCTAGAGCATGTAATGCACGGCTTGATGATGTTATTACAACAGTATTAAGAATGCATACATGGAATAGTGCATTAGAAAGAGCGGCATTAACAAGTGTTGGAGTTCCTATATTTGGATGGAATTATATATTCCAACTACCTGCTGAATGTATAAAAGTAGTAGAAGTAAGTCCTGTGTCAAGATACCAAGTAGAAAAAAAGAATATACTCTCAAATGAATCGACACTTAACTTATTATATGTGGGTAATCCAACCGATATAAATAACTTAGATTCTCTACTAGCAGAAGCAATAGCAATGAAACTAGCATTAGAAATTGCAGAAACCTTAACAAGTAAGCAAGGTTTAAAACAAGAGATGATGCAAAAGTATGTGATTGCTTTACAAGAAGCTAGATCAGCAAACTCCCATGATAAAACGCCAGAACATCGAGAGAGATCAACTTATATAGATGCTAAAAGAGGTAGATTTTCTGTACCACATAGAACATTTAGTACACCTACTATTGGCTATGAGGCAAACGAACATACTTACAGTATTGGATATAATATCGGATAACATCTATGAAATTTGAGTTTGTCCAACCTAGATTTTCTGAAGGTGTATTAGCAAAAAGTCTTCAGGGGCGTTCTAGCGAAGAGTTTTATAAATATGGCCTAAAGGGAGCTAAGAACATGCTTCCTATTCTCTCCGGGCCTGTGGTGAAGCGTCCGGGTACAAACTACATAGGCGTAATAAAAGACCTTTCCGCAATCTTCATTCCCTTTTTTAAAGACAAAGATAATACATACATCTTAGAAATAGGCCAAACTCATGCTACTCTTACTACAGGTGGATACCTTAGATTATGGTCGCAAGATCAACTTCTAGTTGATAGACAAAGTAGTCCTGCGATATATGAGGTAACTGCTGGAGTAACTTGGACTAGAGCAGAATTGCTTAAACTCAAGTTTACTCAAAGTGGTGATTATATATTTGTCTGTTGTCCTACTAAAACACCCCAAATAATAAAACGAGTAATAACACTTACAGGGGGTGCAACAGCAGATTATGCTTTAGATGATAGTGTATGGACTGTATATCCAATAGTCTTGAAAGATGGGCCTTATAAAGAAATTAATGTCTATTCTGAATCAGATGCTACTGAAAGGTATGCATTATATAAAGCAGAACCTAGTACAAAAGTAAAAATAGGTGGAGTTGAATTTAATACTGTAACCAATCATATTGTTCTTCCTAATCATGGTCTTCAAGTTGGAATGAAAGTTAGATTGGACGATGATGATCAAGAAACAAGTATTCCTTATGTAACAGGTAATTCTTATTTTGATTCGGTTACGGCAGATAATAACCTAAATGGGTGGGGAGCTATAGTTGGAGATAATGAAAATTCTACAACAAGTGATGCTACAAAACTTGGAGATGCAGATTATTATATAATATCTACAACTTCAACTTCCTTTCAAGTATCTACAACTGATGGTGGTTCAGCTTTAGAGTTTATGCTCTATGAATCAAAGACTGCGGCTGATGCAAAAGTAAATGTTTGGAGATATGTTGATAAAGCGGCAACTACTGTTGATTTAACTGTATATAAAAACAGTACTGCAGATAATGATTTATTTACTACTGCTAATGATGCAGGAAGGTTAATAAGGATAAATCCATTGTCGAGACCATTAAATAGAATAGGTGGGATAAGATGGTGTTGGGGTATAATTAATTCCATTTCTGGAAACAATATTAATGTAACTTTAAAAACAGAAATGGCTAATATAAGAGGAGGTACTCCATCTGGCAGTAATATTGAAGCTGGCACAACAGATTTTAGAGTAGGAGCATTTAGTATAAACGAAGGGTTCCCTACTGTATCGCAGATATATCAGCAAAGAATGGTATTTGCCGCAACTAAGCTACAACCTTCTACTGTATGGTTATCTGAAACAAATAACTTCTATTCTTTTGCACCTAGTGAACTACCTGCTCAAGATTCTCCTTCTTCTATTATAAATGGAGAAGCAATTGAAGTTATTACATCTTCAAGTGCATTAACATTTACTTTAGATTCAGATACTCTTGACCAAATAAAGTGGATTGCAGAATCAAAGAAGATGACAATGGGTACTTCTGCTGGGGTATATATGCTTTATGGCTCAGAGACTAATTTAGTAGTAACTCCATTTAGATTTACAATTAATAGAGAATCATCGTTTTCTGCTACAGATACTCCTCCTGTTGTTGTTTCTAATGCATTAATGTATGCACAAATTGGTGGTAAAGATGTACAACAACTATTATTTGAAGGTCAGCAAGGCCAATGGTTTAATAGTAAAATATCAATTAAAGGATATGATGTTATTAAAACTTCCACAATTAAAAAGATGGTATGGCAGGAAAGACCTAATAATGTTATTTGGATGATGATGGATGATGGTAGGTTATTATCATTAAGTTATGATAGACAAACTGCATTTCAAGCATGGTCAGAACATGTAATATCTGGAACGAATGCAAAAGTTACTGATATTGAAATGATAGCTACAAGTACACATGACCAAATATGGATGAAAGTTGAAAGAACAATAGGTGGTGTTACTAAATACTACATGGAAACGATGGCTAGATTTCCTACTGAAGGAGCTTTGGCAAGAAATGCCTTAGTGTTTTTAGATTCTGCAATCACAACAACACAAAGTGGAGGAGTTGTAAGTGGTTTAGCTCATTTAGATGGAGAATCAGTATCAATATATTATGATGGAATGCAACATATTAATAAGACTGTAGCATCAGGAGCAATCACCTTAGATAATACTGCTGGATCAAATGTTGTAGTAGGTTTAGCATATAATGGAGAATTAGAGACTTTAGAACCTACTGCACCAGAGAATCAGTATTCTTATTCTAAACAAGTCAAAAATATATCTCTCCTAATTGAAGAATCTTTGGGTATTAAAATAGAATATGGAGATGAAAATGAAGAAATTTTATTTAGAACTTCTGGAGATTTAATGGGTAAACAGATTCCTTTATTTTCAGGTAAACGTAAACTCTCTCTATCAGGTATGGCATGGGAGGACTTTGATATAAAGATAGTTTCTAATGGCCCATTTCCAATGCAGATAAACTCCATTGTCTTAGAAACAGAGACAGGAGGTAGTTAATGAATTCTGTAGTTAATAGGATAGATACTACTTATTTAAATAATGCTATAGAGTCTTATCCACCAGCTTTAACAAAACAAGAATATAGAAACTATGTTACTGATATACATAAACAAATTAGTAAACGTGAAGATAGTATAGAAGGTGAAGAAGCAAATGCTATTAACCCTGTTAAGCATACATATGCAGATGGTATGTATATTCGTGAGATTTTTATGCCTAGAGGTGAAATAGTAATAAGTAAAATACATAAAATAGCACATCCATTCTTTTTGATCAAAGGCAGAATTTCAGTATTATCAGAAGAAGGTGAGAAATTACTACAAGCTCCTTATTATAATATCACTCCTGCTGGAACCAAAAGAATGTTATATACTCATACAAATGCTATTGTAGTAACTGTGCATAGAACATTTGAAACAGATTTAGACAAAATTGAAAAAGAAATTATTGCAAAATCATTTGATGAACTAGAGGTAAAAATATGAGTTGGTGGGGAACTGGTGTTACTGTTGCTTCAAGTCTTTATGGTACTTATAGTGGAATGCAAGCTGGTAAGGCTGAAGGCAAATTTATGGAAGAGCAAGGCCGTCAATCTATCCTAACTGCACATAGACGTATTGCTAACCGTAATTTAACTTCATATTTAGCAACAGAGGATGTTAAAGAAATGGGTGGGGAGGCAATAATTAATTCATATGTAGCATCTAATAAAGATATTAAAAACACAAAAGCAGAAGCATCAGGTAGTGGAGCAGTTATAAGTGGTACAGTTAATGATGTAATGAGATCAAAAGAAAAGCAGTTAGATGCTGTTGTACAGTCTATTAATGACAATACGGAAAAAAATATAGAAGGTATTACTCGAGATACAAATGCTCAAAATAAAGAAGACCTTATAACTGCACAAACAAATCAACAATTCCTAAATAAACAAGCCAGCAATATATATAAGGATAACCAACGTAAAATGGTATCAGGTATTATAGGTGCGGCGGCAAAAGGTTATACTACAAGTTCTAGTATCCAAGCATCTGGAGGTGTTGGTGGATCGGATACAGCATTTTGGAATAAAGAGTTTGCTTCATGGGATCAAATTAAAGCAGGAGACTTTACATGGGGATAAATAATGGCTGAAATACAAGATACATCTGGTGCTAAACCACAATTAAGACGTTATCAAAGTAAAGGCGTACAAATAAAAGATACTCCTAATCGGAGCGGTGGTGGAGAGGTTGAGGCATCTACTAAAAAAATGTGGGATAGTATTACAAATGATTTACAGACTGTAGTTAGTGTCGGCAATAAAATGCGTCGTCTGGCACTTGAAGATGAAAAAGTTAAAATATCTGCTGACATGCAAAGCCATTATATTGATGCTACATCTGCATTATCTACAGGGATGAATGAACAGACTAATGAACAATTAACTGGATTTGAAGATTTATATGGTAGTGGGAAACTTGATGGAAGTTATAAAGGGCTAAAAGAATTTAAAGTTGCCGATGGATATAGTAAAAAGGCACAAGAAGAAATGGCTCCGTTTATTGAGCTTGCAGAGAAAAAGTTCCACGCAGATGCAATTAAACTGCACTTTGGAGAGTTAGTTAATCGTAGTAATAACCAATTATCACTACTTGAGGCTAAGTCATTAAGTGGACTATCTTTACAATTAGAAGAGATAGAATCAAAAAGAGATTCTTCTATTACTATTACGCCTACATCACAGACACAAGGTAGAAGAAATGCAGAAGGTGAATTAGTAGGAGGTAGGACAAAGAAAGACAGAGGAAGTTTTTTCTTTACTAGAGGAATAGGTATAGATACCCAAAAAGCACAAGCGGCTAATAATCTTCTTAGTGTCTATGTTAAAAATGTACTAGAAGGAAAAGTTGAAAGAAAATTAATGTCTCAAGGTGCTATGGATTTAAGAGTTTTTAATTATGCACAAGAATTAGGTAAAGTACAATTTGACCATTATGCTGGTATTGATGAAGAAAAAGCATTTGATTTAGCTCTTAAAAAAGGTATTGTTCTTGATCCCGGAGATGGAAGAGATAAAATTGTATTTAATGATCCACAACTAAGTAATTATATTAATACAACAAGAATTAGAGAAAGATCAGAACTAGAGACTAATAGAAGAAACTCACATATACAAGCAAGGAAATTACAATATAAAGATGAAGGAGCTGAAAAGTTCCTTGAAACTTATAGAGCATTTGATCCAACTGCCCAACGATGGGATCAATACAAAGAAGGGGCAATAACGTCGGGACATGATGATCAAGGTATAGCAATATTTGATATATTACAAAGGGGAGTAGACCAAGAAAGTAATGTAGATAAATCAGAACAGAAAGCAAGAGTTGGCAAAAGTGGTCGCTTGTATACTGCTAAAGAGCAAGAAGAAAGAATGAACAAACATTCAGAATACCTATTTAAAAAATTAGGTAAAGGATCAGGCTTTACAAGTGCGGCACATGTCAAATCAGTTTATCAAGGTTTGGTGCTTGATGCTAAAGGTGAAAAGAAAAAATACAAAGAGCATGTAGAACGAGAAGATGCAAAAAGGACTAAGAAGTATTTAGATAGAATTGGAGTATTTTATAAAGCTGTAAAAGGAAAAGAAAATAAAACAGAAAGATTTGAAATAATATCTCAAGCATTTGAAATTGATCCTAAACATAATATATGGAAGGTAAAAGAAAGTTATATAAAAGATATGGTTTTGCATGGTGGTATAGATGAAGATGATGCAAGAATATATATGGGCGGTATAACTCCCGGTATTCCTACAAGAAGCCCAAAAGGTGGATTAGACCCTACAGGTATGAAAACTTTACAAAATGCGCTTGCTTCGTATTATACAAATGAATTGTTTGTAAGAAAAGATAACAAACAGGGAGGAGCCACTAGCTACAATCCAGACCCCATGCATGTAGCTGATGGCGCTAATGATGAATATAATTTATACCAATTGAGTGATGACCAACATATATTACTTGCTAATCAAAGGAATGAATATCAAGAAATTATAAACTTTGATAATGATAAATTCCTTGAAAAATCAACAAAAACTTTAACAAATGGTTGGAGAAAAATTCAGGATAGACAAGGTTCCGACACCGCAGGAAGAACAAGAGCAATGAGTGTTATTGGTGATAAATATGCAAATATTATATTAATTCCTAGAATAAAAGCATTAGCTGAAGACCCAAATGGTACAATGTTGAGAGATATTAAAATGACATTTGATGCTACAGAAGGAGTTACTCAGGACATGAAGGATGCTTTAGATATAAGATGGAAACTTTTAGGTGAAGACCGGAGTAGATTTAAGGGTGGCACTAAAATAACAGGGCCGGGGGGAATAAAAGAAGAACAAGTATGGATTTATTTAGATAAAAATGCATTACAAGGTATGATAAGTCCATTTTTTCTAGACGAAGGATTTTTAGAATTAAAAAGACAAACTCCAACTGCAAAACATCAAATAAGTCAATGAAATTTAATAGCGCAATAGAAGTAGAAGCACATTGGAATCAGATTGATAAGATAGCAAATGATGATGGTGTTACGAGCCATTGGATACAAATGCAAATGCTAGAGGGTAATGATAGGCGATTATCGGCAATATCTGCATGGAGAGATTTATCACCAGAACTACAAACATCTAAACGTGCAGGTTTAAATAATAAAATATTCAATGTGTTATTTGATAGTACAGAACCATTACAATGGGGGGAACCTCTTGATAAAGATAAAAGAAGTTTTACATTTGATGCAGATTTTGATGGGGGATTTGCTTCACAGTTTGAAGCTAATGGAAGAAGAAACTCATTTGGTCATTTAATAGATGCATTAGCTAATCATAGTCAGTTTCAAGGTGTAGGACATGAAGCTATATCAGATATGTTAAATGAACCATATGCTGTATATGATGGTGGAGCAGATACTAATATAGTATTCCTAAAAAGTGACTTAAAGGCTAGAGGTCTTGAAATGGCTGATTTATATGATAGTGCAAATTACGCTATGATTCGTGCAATGAAAGAAGGTAAACACTTAACATTTGAAATTTTAGCAAAATCAGAGAAAGTAGAAGGGTTTGCACCCGGTATGCATCAACTTACAAGATTAAAAGAATTAAAAGAGAAATTAATGGAACGTGATGCTGATTCGTCTATATGGACTGCAACCAGACTGTCTCAAGATGGTAAATCAATGGAAGTGGTCTTAATGACAGGTAATATGCATGAAAGAAGTGATAGACAAGTAGTTGCTAGATGGAAATATAAAGATAAAGATAAAGATGGGAATTCTGTTTTGAAAACACTTAAATATGATGGTAAAGACAATCAGCTTAAAGTTTTATCTGCATATAAGCGTGGTAACTTTATGGACATTGAGAATGATGGAGATATTAAAGAAGATGTTGCAAGATGGATTGATGATGGGCCTAGCGAACTAATAGATAGTATTCCAAGTTTTATGGAAGAAATAATTGTAAGCAAATGGTCGCCTGTAAAAATTGGCAAGTTTGAGTATAATCAAGTTGTTGTGCCATTTTGGGAAAAGTATAAACATTTAGGAAAAGAAGCATTTGCCAATAAATGGGAAGAAGTTAGAAAACAAGAGACATTTGCATTTGAAGATAAATATTGGAATTTACATTTTAAAGGTATAATTGATGTATTTAGAGCAGATGTAGTTCCTTTTAGGCATGGTGCAGGTTCTTACAGTAAACAAGGAAGACTAGGAGGGAGAAATCGTCCTACAGGAAAACCTAGCGGATTATTTTTTGATACAGAGCCAGATGTAATAGGAGGAGAATATAGTCAAGAAGTCCCAGAGCTTTTATCTCCAGCAGGACAAATTCTTAGGGGTAACTAATGAGACGACAACAAGAATATCTAATTGATAAAAACGAAGGATATGCTAGTAGGCAGTTCATGGAGCAAGCTCTGCGTAGTTATAAGCCCGGTATGTTAGATCAAATGTCTCAAACTTGGCAACAACATATGTCAATGGGTACAGTCCCATTTGCAAGAGATACATTAATGCGTGAGCAGGGTAGTCAAGAAACTATACCACTTGATATGTGGAATCAAGAAAATACACCTTATTTTCGTAAAGGAATAAACTGGCATGAGAACTTAACTAATACAGATGCTAGGATATTATCTGAGAGACATGATAGAGATGCTGAATTCCAATTAAATATGGGTAATACAGACCCATTTGCTTTACATAATATTGGAGCCGCACTTGGAGCCGCCGCATTTGATCCTTTATCTTATATACCGTTTGTAGGCCCAGCCGCTAAAATAGCTACAGGAGCAAGGACAGCTTATCAATTAGCAAGAATAGGTAAACATACTGCTGATATAGGTAAGATTTCAATGCAGGGTGTTATGGGGGGCATGACGGCTACATTGGCTACAAGAACTATTGCAGAGGTAAGTAGACTATCAAAGGTTATAAGTCCTGTTAAAGCTACATTTAAAGGTATTCTAAAGCCATTTAAACCAGTAGCAACGTATTCAATGGAAGGTATGCTTGCAGAATCAGCATATCAAACTATAAAACATATGTCAGATGCTAGAGCAGAAGAAGACATAGATTATATGGGTGGTGTATTTGACGTAATGATTGCAGGAATATTTGGAGGGGTATTAGGCACTTTACCTATGGCAATAAACTTTAGACGTAACTTTAAAAAAGAACAATTACACCGGGCTTTAGCTGAATCTATGGATACTTGGGGAGATCAAGGTTTTGTTGCAATAGATGGGTCTGGAACTGATGCTCAATTTAGAGTATCTGATGCAGAAGCTACAGCTAATAATAAAGCAGATGTAGATGGATTTGAGAAATCTATAGATGATATAAAGAAAGAAGCTCATCCAATTCAAAGTTTTCTAGAAGAAGGATGGGGAGATATGAAAACTGGTATGAAGACTTTTATAGGAGCATATAGGAGGTGTTCCTCATGAGTAGTTGTGTAGATATTCTCAAGGAGATGAAAGCCACTCCAGAAGAGATAAAGTGGATTGACAATCAAGTTAAACTAGGAGCAGGAACAGAAGAGATTACTGAAAAACTGATAGACGACATAAAAAAACAAAGACATCGTAAAGCTAATAATGAAATATCAGAAACAAATACCAACGAGTTTTTAAGTAAATTAAGTGACGTTGCTACAAAAGTTAAAAAACCATATAATGCATTATTTAAGTTTTTAGTAGGGGATACGTCAGGTATTACATCTAGGTCATTAGCGAGAGCGCAAGCGAGAGCTGGCTTTTTTGCGGCAAAGCTTAGAATGCCTAATAGAGATATTAAAGCCAAATTAAATGATAAAGGATTTGTCGCTGATTTAGTTCAAGAAATGGATAACTTTACTGGAGTAAAGAAAACTAAAAACGATTTAGCATTTGAACTTGCAGGTGCAATTACTTCTTATCAAAAAAGACAGGTTAGCGAATTAAATAGTTTTGGTGGTGGGGTATTATGGAGAGACGATTATATTACTAAACAATGGCATGATGCGTATAGAATGCTTAAAGTAAAAAAAGAAGTATGGGTAAATGATATTTATAAATCTTTAGATTATAATCTAACAAAAGATAGAATTAGGAATATAATATTAGATAGAGGGATGAAATGGAATGAAAAACAATTTGATATGAAGAAGTATCTTAGGTCGGCATATACAGCAATGACAGCTAAATCAACAAATAAAGGTTTATTGTTAGATTCTCTGCATTTAAAACGGACATTAAAGTTTAAAGATTCAAAATCCTTTATCGATTATAATAAGTCATATGGACATGAGAACGTAGCTCATGCAATATTTGAAAATATGACAATGGTAGATAACCATATTTCATTTGGAGAAGCATTCGGATTTGGTTATAGAAAGAAAGTAAAACCCGATGAAGCAACTTTAAGACAACATCAAGATGCACTTCATGAAGCAACGATGTCAGGTGAGCAAGACCTTATATTAGAAGCTGAAAACGCTTTAGAAAACTTAAAATGGAAAGAAGTAAATCCTACCGATGAATTGCAACGAGAAATGTATAACTTACATAGAGATAAGCGAATCACCGGGAGTCAATACAGAAGATTAAGAGGAGCTTTATCGCAAGTAACAGGAGATTCATATCAAGTAGGAAGGCCAACATTGTCTAAATTTGTTACTGGCTTTCAGTTTTGGGAGTATATTACAAAGTTAGGTAAGGCAACATTATCATCAGTTAATGACTTATGGACAGGAGCAGTTATTCTTCACTATCAAGGCGTTAAGCCCGGAAGAGCATATCTAGGATTAGTAAATCATATATTAAAAAAAGCAACACAACAAATATCTACTAAAGAAAGAGATGTTCTTCTTAGACAGCTTAACGTAGGTGTTGATGGTATCTTTGAAACTTATTCAAGAAACTATATAAATAACCCAGCAATGGGTACATTAAATAAGATGACAGATACAATGTTTGATCTTAATTTATTAAACTGGTGGACGAACTCTTCAAGAGAAGGTGTTGCTAAAATGATGTCAATGCATTTTGCAGATAATCTAGCTAAATCATTTGATAAAATGCCTCCACGATTTAAAACATTACTAGAATCATATGATCTTAATTCTAAAGATTGGGATATATTAAGAAAAGTAGGTGCATTTGATGAAACTAAATTTAAAACAGGTGGAGATAAAAAGAATAAATTTTTTACTTCAGATCATTTTATTGATACTGTTACAGAACCATTGGATAGCGGTGGATGGAAAATTAAAGATGAATGGGCAAAAGAAGGGCTGAAGGAAGCAGATGTACGTAGGATAGAGCAATCTATTAACAGATATTATATAATGGAAAGTAGAGTTGCAGTACCAGAAGCAGGAGCCGCAGATAGAGCATGGATGTTTGGTGAACATGCAAGAGGTTCTTTACCTGAATCTACATTACGATTGTTTTTTCAATTCCGTACTCATCAAGTAAAAATGATTAGAGCTTTAGCTCCTAGAATGTATGAGATGGGTACACCATCATTAGCACATGTGTTACCTGCAATTGGATTGGGATATGTATCTGCAAGTTTAAAAAATATGGTTGCAGGAAAAGAACCGATGGCTTATGATGATCCTCAAACGCTTGTACGTTCATTAGAACAAAGTGGTTTTTTAGGGTTCCTTGCAGATTTCTTAGGTGGTCAGTTTGGAAATTACAAACATGATATGGATGAAGCTATAGCAGGAAGTGCTTATAAAACATTGACTTCATGGGGGGAATTAGGAACTGAGTTAGTAAGGGGTAACAAAGATGCAGTTGATTTTTATAATCACTTGCGCCATCAAGTACCATTTGCTAATCTATTCTGGACGGAAGCCGCAGTAAATTATTTCATACATTATAATATAATGGAGGCATTTAGACCCGGATATAAAAAACGGTTAGAAGCACGTGCTAAAGGGACTAACGCTGAATATATGATTAAACCGTCATCAATTTGGGGAGGATAAAGTGATTTCAACAGATATAAACAGAGCAGAATTTAATGGAGATGCTTCTGCTACAGCATTTGTATTTCGTACAAGTGGTGGTACAGATATTCCAGTTAAAGATGTATCTCATATAAAAGTGTATGTAGGTGCTGTTTTAAAGACACTTACTACACATTATACTGTTGGTTTTGTAGGAACTACAGCAACAATAACATTTACTGTAGGTAATGTTCCTCCTAGTGGAACTGCTAATATATTATTTATACGAGATGTTCCTTTTACACAAGATACTGACCTTGCCAATAATTCCCAATTAGATGCAGAATCATTAGAAAGTCAATTAGACTTAATGGTTAACCAAAGCCAGCAAATTAATGATAATACTTCACGAAACCTTAGATTTTCTGATACTTTAACTGCGGTTAATGCTACAGAAACACATTCTACATTAAATGTTACTTCTGCATTAAGGGCTAATAAATCACTTAAATTTGATGCAACAGGTAATCTTGCAGTTACAACTATTGATACTGATAAAGCTGAAGATTATATATTAGAAGCAAAAAGTTATGCTACTCAAACTCCTGCTGTAGTAAATCATTATTCTGCTGGAGTAGCTTCCCCTCAAACAAATGTATATTCATCTTTAGAACATGCGGTTGGTAGTCCTCCAGATGGTTCTGCAAAGGAATGGGCTACTACTGATACTGTTGCAGTTACAGGTAGTCTTTATAGTGCAAAGCAATATGCGGCAAATGCGGCAATAAGTGAAACCTCTGCAAACGCCTCTGCTGATGCTGTAGCAGTAATGTATGATGCATTTAATGATAAATATCTTGGATCAATGTTAGATACTGCGGCTCAAGGTCTTAATCCTGAACCTACAGGTCAATGGACAAAAAATTCTTCTACTATAACAGTATCAGCTAATACAAATATAAAGGTAGGACAGATTGTTGTTGGTGCAGGAATTGAAACTTCTCCAGTACCTAATGTTATTTCAATAGATGGAACTGCAATAGTTATATCAGACAATATGGCGGCAGTTAGTGCATCTTCTACTGTACCTCTTACATTTACTGGACATGGTATTTACGGAACTTTTGATGGAACTAAGGATGGCCCTGCATTAGATAATGATGGAGTTGCATTAGCAGATGGAGCTTTATACTTTAATACTACAGATGATGTATTAAAGGTTTATGATACAACCTCTTCTACTTGGAAAAACCTTACTCCTTCAAGTGCAGAACAAACAAATATTAATGCGGCAGTAGCAGATGCAGTAGATATTGGTAAAGTAGCCGCCATAGATACTGAAATAGGACAATTAGCTGTTCTTGGTACTGCTGGAGTTGATATTTCTACTGTTGCTGGTATAGGTACTGCTGGTGCAGATGTTACTACAGTAGCAAATATTACAGCAGGAGATATAAGTAAAGTAGCTATTATCACAACTGGTGATGTTAGTAAAGTAGCGGATATAACTACTGGTGATGTAAGCAAAGTTGCAGTTATTACAACTGGAGATGTGAGTAAAGTTGCAGTTATTACTACAGGTGATGTTTCTAAAGTTGCGGCTATAACTACAGGTGATGTGAGTAAAGTTGGAGTAATAACAACCGGAGATGTGAGTAAAGTTGCAGATGTAGATACTGAGATTGCGTTACTTGGTACTTCTGCTATGGCTCATGCTACTACAGGTAATCTTACTAAACTTGGTGCAGGATATGATGGAACTGCAACTCTGAGTGGTACAAATACTAATTTAACACAAGTTAATACAGTAGCAAATAATATAACTACTGTTAATGACTTTGCTAATCGTTATCGAGTAGCCGCTAATGCTGATCTTCCATTACCAAATCTTGATGCTGGTGATCTTTATTTCAATACAAATACTAATGAATTGAATGTTTATAATGCCACTACTTCACTTTGGCAACAAGCTACACCGAATCAAGGTGATATAGATGCTATTAATATAGTTGCAGGAAATATAATTTATCAGGAAGATTTAGGTTCAATAGCTACTGCTGTTACCACAAGTACTGTAACAAATGAAATTGGAAAAGTTGCCGCTTTAGAAGATGAAATAGAGCGATTAGGTACTGTTCCAATGGCAACAGCCACAACAGGTAGTATAGCCTTACTTGGAACTACTGCTATGACTGACACTTCTACTGGTTATCTGAAGGTACTTGGTAATGCCACAGTAACTGATGATTTAGCTATACTTGGTAGTACTACAGTTACAGATGATATGGCTTTATTAGCTGTTCCTGCTGTTATTACAGATATGGATTTATTAGGAGCATCTGGAGTAATAGGTGATATAGAAACAGTTGCAGATAGTATTGGGAATGTAAATAGATATGCAAATGAATATGTAATATCTTCATCTACACCTACTTCACCTACTCCAACTGCCGGTGACTTATGGTACGACTCTAGTACTAATGAAATGAAATATCATAACGGAACAGCATTTGCCGTAATTACTACTGGAATGACATCTCTGATAGCTGATGTTACTCCAGAATTAGGAGGAGCATTAGATGCAAACAATAATAACTTTACCGAAGTAGGAACTATTAGCGGTGACAACCTTCAAATAGATTTTGGAACACTACCATAAGGATATACAATGGCTAAATTATTACAATTAAGACGAGGAACTACTTCACAGCATAGTTCTTTTACAGGTGCAGAAGGAGAAGTAACAGTAGATACTGATAAAGACACTCTGGTAGTGCATGACAATGCTACGGCAGGAGGTAAACCTTTAGCTACAGAGGCTTTTGCTAATGCTGTAGCACATACTGGCGATGTAACAGGTTCTCAAGCACTTACTATTGCAACAGATGCAGTAGATATTGCAATGTTATCTGCTACAGGAACAGCAGATGCTACAACCTTTTTAAGAGGGGATAATGCTTGGGCTGTTGCTGGTGGAAGCACATTTAGTAGCCTTACATTAACACCGGGGTCTACCCCCGGATCTCCAGCAGAAGGTGAGATATATTACGACAGTACTGCTGATGCAGTTAAAGTTTATAATGGTTCTGCTTGGGTTTTCCTAACCAATCTTGCTACTGGTGGGGTTATAACAACGTATACTGTAGGTGCAACTAATTATATGGTTCACACATTTCTAACTTCAGGAACATTTACACCTGTTTCTTCAGGCACAGTTGACTATCTCGTAGTTGCTGGAGGTGGTGGAGGTGGATCATATCAAGCTGGTGGAGGTGGAGCAGGAGGATTTAGAACTGGGACAGGTTTATCTGTAACCGTTCAAGCATATCCTGTAATTGTAGGTGCTTATGGCGCAGGTCAGCCGGGAACAAAGGCAAGTACGACAATAAAAGGTGGTAATGGATCACCTAGCACTTTTTCCAGTATAACTTCAACTGGCGGTGGAGGTGGATCTACCTACCACAATAGCGATAGCGGAGGCGGATTGATGGAGGGTGAAAATGGAGGTTCTGGTGGTGGTACAGGGTGCGATGGCTGGCTTGATCCAGGTGGCGACGGTATAAATGATGGTGGTACTTTTGGGACAGCAACATATCAAGGCCACGATGGGGGAGCAAATACTGGTTATGGCTCGCCCTATGGGGGAGGTGGTGGTGGCGGCGCAGGAGCAGTTGGAACCGACGCTGGAAGCATAGATGAAATTGGTCATGGGGGTGCTGGAGAAGATCAAGTTATGGGAGAAAGTGTCGCCGATTCTTTGACATTATTAACAAATGCTGGTGCTGGTGTAGTTGAAAGCGATACATACAGATACTTCGCTGGAGGAGGTGGTGGAGGCGCATATGGTAGCACATCGGGTATTAATGGTGGAACTGGAGGAGGAGGTTCTGGTTCTGCAGGTTCTGCTGGCGCTGAGCAAACGGCAGGTACTGGTACTGCTAATACAGGTAGTGGTGGTGGTGGTGGTGGCCGAAACGGTATTGCTGGTGGTAATGGAGGTTCAGGAATCGTAATTATAAGGTATACAATATGACACATTTCGTAAAAATAGATAGTACAAATACAGTCACAGAAGGAATCGTGGCAGAACAAGACTTTATCAACTCAGGAAAAGTTGGTGACTCTTTCTTATGGGTACAAACAAGCTACAACGACAACTTTCGTAAACAGAAAGCTGGCATAGGATACACATACGATAAAGTAAACGATGTATTCATTTCACCAAAGCCTTATGCATCATGGACACTAGATGCTTCATTTGATTGGCAACCTCCTACGGCAATGCCAGTAGACGATAAGAAGTACACATGGAATGAAGACACACAAGCATGGGATGAAAGAGTTCCAGCATAACGGACATAAGTGTTCGATACTATTATGATTAATGAAGAAAGTACATCACACATTACTTGGGGGTGCAGGAAGTCCACTTGAAAACAGGAAACTTCTTAACTTTTGGGCACGATTTGTCATATCAATTGCCAACGCACTTACGTTTCTGGTTTTACTCTATTTATTGTTCTATTCGGAGGTTAAGGAATCGAGCCGTGACTTGGTTAATATCCTCTGTGGAGCATATGTGGCAGTCCTTGCAAAGAGTACCGATTATTGGTTTAGGGAGAAGAAAGATCATGAACATGAGGAAGAGATGGAAGCAAGCAAGGGAAGATATAAATTAAAAAAAAGTAAGTGAAACATGGAAATAATACAAAAGTTTAAGGATTTGTTTTTTAAACCAGATGTTTCAGATCAAGAAAGAATAGATAGATGGAAGATAGAAGTTGATGAAGCAGATCGTATAAAGGAATTACATAGACAGTCTCGTAAGCAGACTACAAAATCTAAAGTTAAAAAGTCACTTAAAATAGAAGACTTTGATAGAGCAAATCAATTGAGGAAACATGGCAAACGGTAATTTGCAATCAGTTATAGATCACGGTATTGTGAAAACCTTTACTCCACTTGCAGTTGCGGCATTACTTGGGACTGTTGGGTGGTTGTTTAGTACAGTTATGGATGTGGAAAAACTAGCTCTTGAAAATTCAACGCATGTAAAACACATACATATGGCTGAGGAGACTTTTGAGAAGCAAATAGAAGATATGAATAAAACATTAACTGATATTCGTATTAATGTAGGTCGATTAGTTCATTAATGGAGCCTTATATGTCCGTCAACAACATTTTATTAGTATTAGGTAGTTTGGTAGTAGCTTCTATTACATGGCTACTGGTGACAGTCTCAGAGCTTAGTGGAGATGTTAAGGTTATTAAATACCAAGTTAATCAGAATAGTGACGACCTAAAGATTTTGACTGCAAAAGAATGAAGATTTTATTGTTAGTTTTAATATTATCAGGATGTAGTACAGTTAGTAGTAATAGATATGGACATTGGGTAGATACTTATCCGAGTGAATTTTCAATCTGGCAATGCGTAGAGCCAATTACACCATATAAGAATAAGGAGTGTTAGATGGGATTTATTGTAACGAAAATGTCTGATATTAAACTACCACCAGTAGAAGTTCATTTTGATATGAATAATAATGGAGTTAGTTATATTGATATTGAAACACGAAAAGGTTATGAAGATTATTTTATTGAATTAAATAGAATAAAGAATGATTCAGAGATATTACATTGGGTAAAACATTTATGTGGGAAAACATGGATGACAACATGGAAACTTCAACAGTTTATTAGTAATATGGAACAATATAATAAAACACTTAAAGAAAGTGAGGAGGTAGAATGCCTTTCATAATCGCAGGAGTAGTAAAGAGTATGGCTTTCAGTATGTTAGGGAATTCTGGCATAATTGAGAAGGTCATTATTTTATTATTAGAAACTTTGGCGAAGAAGACAGATTCAGATGTAGATGATAAGCTCGTCAAACTTCTAAAAGAATCATTGGGCAAGTCGGGCAAGTAAGTCCGATTTACTAATCCCATGTGGGTTGGAACTAGACGACAATTCAATGGGCTAATTATAGGAGGAATAGCTATGATGATTACAAAGAACTTTTCTGTGGATGAAATGAAATGTCATTGTGGATGTGGGGAGGATTCTATGGACATGGACTTTATGGATATATTGCAGAATATAAGGGAGGATATGAATAGACCTTTGAAGATCAGTAGTGGAGTACGCTGTGTTAAACATAACTCTAACGTGTCTTCAACAGGTTCTACAGGGCCACATGTTCCAAGAACTAGCGGTGGGAAGGCGGCAGATATCGTCATTGCTGGAGCAGATGCATTAAGGTTTGTAGATATAGCGAGGAAGCATGGTATAAGTGGAGTTGGAATATCGCAGAGAGGATTACATGCAAAACGTTTTATACATGTAGATACACTCTCTGACGATAAACATCCTAGACCTACTATGTGGTCTTACTAGGTGGAATTGCATTAATAATTAAGTCTTCATCTAAAGTAACTTTCCATATATCATTAATTTGAAACACAAGAGTATAAGTGAGTTTTTGTAACTCATCTGCTTCTTCTTGTTCAATACATTGGAAACTAAAAGGTTTTCTTTCTTCAATACACTCTCCAAGTAAAGACCAGAACAAATCTAATCTAGACTTTTCAAGGGGATACATTCCCATATCAAAGTAGGTTTCCCTTTCATTTAAACTTTTAAACTCCATTTAATTATTAAAAGGCAGGTTATCAAAGGCTTGTTCTAGAGTTTTTTCTTCAACTTCTCTATTGCCACTAGCCCCCATTAAAGATTTAGGGTCTAAGAACGAATTAACTATAAAAAACATAGATTCCCTTTTTTCTCCTGTTGTTTTAGTTTCCCATTTCTTAGTTTTAGACCTACAAAGAATAGCAATAAGAGTACCTTTCCCTATAGTTTTCTTAACTCTTTCCGCATTATCATAATAAGCAGATAACTTACGAAACTCTTTAGGATCACCTTTTTTACCACCAGCAAGCCCAATAGAGAAATTACACCATTGTAAATCCCCTGTTTGTCCATGTTCAGGTTCAGCAGTTGTCCATCCTACAAATAAAGATAGATTACATATATCATCGTATGCCATATTGTACCTTTCAGTTTAAGATTGTTTCTTGTTTAACATATGGAGTCTTTACATACCTTATTTTTCTTCCTATGTCTTTAGAGAAGTACCATTGTTCACCTTCTCCAAATTCTTTCATGTAATGGCCATTGTTCACAATAGCTTGAATACCAAACTTAAAACTAGATTTATTTCTAGTATTAGTCATTATGAAAGACTTTACACTTTGCTCAAGTGCATAAGTAAGTAAACTTTTATCAAAAGACAGTTCTGCATTTTGCCATAAAACTGCTTTAGAGAAATCAAACTCTCTAACTATCTGATCTTTTATATGTTTACCCACGAATGTTTTTCGCCCATTTACATGGACATATATTGCTTTATTCATTATTCCACTCCTTCCATGGCGCACCTTGTGTACCTTCATTGCCAATTCGCACAAGGTCAGCTTCTTTAATAAAAACTTTACGTCCTAATCTTACTACTGGTAATTTCTTATAATGTACCCATGCTCTTACAGTTGGTAAAGATACAGGTAAGTAGTTTGGTATGTCTTTTATTGGTATTAATTTCGGTAAATCCATATTTAGTTTAAGTTAAAGGGTTGTTATCAAGACTTTCTTCTAGATAGTAAAATTCAGCAGAATCAGAATATGAACCTAGTTCTCTGATACCTACTGATTGCACTTTCCCATTTGGAGAGTCATTTTGATATTGTATTGTTTTTGTTTTAAGATACTCAGTTGTTGCTTGTTTAACATCTATTCTTAATTGTTCTTTATTTACAGTATCTTTTTGTAAAGACATGTTTGCCTTAAATGGATGTATATGCCAATGTTTTTTCATAGTCTCCTTAATATGTTGAAAGTTTAATATGACCGGGTTGATCAGTCCAACGCTTTGATGCTTTGAACCTCCAGACAACAGAATCTTCTTCAAACACAGAATCACACCATCCTTTTATAAAGTTATCAAGATCAGGACGTTGTTTATGAGGTTGATTAACATGTAATGCTTTTTTCTTTTTACTCCAAGATTTAGGCATTTCAATATAAAACTCAATATCAAAGGATTCTAAAGATAGTAAATTATGAGGCTCCCAATATTTACTTTGCTTTATAGCATCTTTAAAGGCAAAAAACTTGAGTACACATTGCCTTTTAGCCCATCTATCACGTTGAGTCATTCTAGGTTTTGAGCAAGGAGCAACGTCTATTGTTATAACTGAAGTCTCTAGTATCATAAATTATTCTCCTTTCGATAGTGAAAGACCTAATCCTTGTAAGTCTTTGTTTAGTTTTGCCATTGAACAACCTCCAAAATTATTATTGCTCATAAGTTCTTTTTCGGTAAAGCACATTAACTCTTCAAAAGTAACTACATTTAAAGCTCTCAATAGTTTATGTGTTCTTGTATCTAACACTATTTCTTCATGAACTAATTTACTATCCCAATCTTCTGTAATGTGGGGTACAAGTGGTTCAATGACATCTTCCAGAGCTACTTCTCTTAAATCTACGTCTTCATCTTCAGAAGCTATTTCCTCACGAAGTCTTGCTTTTTCTACATGTCCTGTAGCTTTGATCCACTCTTCAATAGTTTTTAACTGGTCAGAGTGCCTATACATGGTAGTTTTTAAATCCTCCAGTAGCTTTACCATCTCTCTATAATCATCAGAGTTATTAAATGTATCAACAGGCTTAATCTTTGGTACATTAGCTATAGCATGTTTAAGTTCTCTATTTATAGAATGTTGATTTGTTCGGAAAGTTTCGACCATTTCTTCTATTACTTCTGTGTCACTTTCAAGTCGTTTTATCCTTTCTGTTTGTTGGTTAATAAGTTTAGTCGCTCTTTCTGCTTTGGCTCGCATGTCTGGATTAACTTTTGGTGATTCTGATTTGTCACCAACTTTATCTACTAATTTCATTAATAAGTCTATTTCTTCAGTATTCATGTTACCTTTTTAAGTTGTTTGTTCCATTTATAGTCATCGGCACAATCTTCAGAACAGAACTTAGTACGTTTATGTATTTTGCGGTCTGAGTTATTTATTTCAGATTTGCATTGAATACAGAATCGTTTTTTATTAAGTCTGGCCATTTTGTATTTACGCCAATCACCGTTAGGGTATTCTTCCATAATACCTCGTTATAGTTGTAAAGCCCTCTACTGAAATACGGCCTCAGAAAAAGGTACTCATCCATGAGTTGCCTAGCTTTCTTTCAGCAGAGAGCGATCTGAGAGTTCAAGAACGATCATTGATGGGGTGATTATGGTAATATACGTAATCTCGACCATCTTTGTTCCTGCTGAGTGTAAATTTATAACCATTCTGCCAACCAACAGTTGTACGATCTATTGATTCTTTGACTTTAGGTATTTTGCCAGCAATCATTTGTCTAAGTTTATGAAAAAGCTCTTTGCTTTTGGCATAGTCAATTTCTTTAGGTTGTGATTCAAGTAATGATTTTTCTGAATCCATAGTTAATCTTTTAACTACTCCTTTATAAACTTCCATTACTTCTGCAATGGTTGGCATCTTGTTAGTAGATGCTCTGCCATCTGTGAATATATTGTATGTTTCTTTAAGTGCAGGAAGATGAGGATGGGTTAGTTTATCATTAAATGCTTGCATTTTAGTTAATGAATTAGGCACATTAAATCCTTCGCAAAGCATTGTAACAAATGTTCTAACTTGAGGATTTATAGTTGGATCAGTTGATTGTGACATTTCCCCCCTTTAAGAAATCTTCAGTTGCTTGTTGAATTTGATGATCAGGGTCTAATCCTGCCCAACCACCTCTAGTTTTGTTTTTGGATTGTTCCATTTCTCTAGTAACAAAAACTGATGTCCAACCATTTTCAATAGCGGCATCAAGTATTTTGTTTGGATCATATCCTTGATCTTTGAATTTTAACAGTTTAGTTAATATTCTTTTAGTTGATAAATGATTAAGTTCTTTGTTTTTACCTAATAACTTCCTGTGTTCTTTGAATTCTTCCCATAACTCAGGATTAATCCATTCAGGAATTGTTATTTGTACTACAAGTTTATTCATTCAGCCTCCCTTTCAGTAAAGTAACTATTAAGGGTTCCCATCCATGTATATAATTGCCCATATGCATCTTTTTGCATTTCTGATTGCCATTTCTTATTATTTTGAGAAGCAACACTTTGAAAAGTTAACATGTTTTCTGGATGTTGAGTAGCAAATTTAGTGAGAATTTCATTTGTCTCTTTTGTCTCATCATATTTTGCATCATTTAGATGATTAATTATTCTGTCGTGAATATCTTGGTCTTTACAGAATGCAAATGCTTCATCTAATAAACTTTCAGCGGCTTCATATGCTTTGTCGCTGGAATCTTTAGAAACTGGAGGAGTAAGAACTTCAATTGGTTCTGGAGTAGGTTCTTCTTCAACTAATGCTTCTTTTAACTCTTCAGATTTAGCTGTAGGACTACTTACAAATTCCTTTTTACCTCTACCATTACCTTTATCATCAGGTATTGAAGCAATCTCATCTTCATCTAACATGCCTAATCCACACATAGATAAGGTTACACGACGTTTGGCTTTAGTGGTTGCTTTTAACATTGCATTACCTAACATCTCGCCTTTTAAACCTGAGATTTTGGCAAATCCCATATCTTCGTCTACTCTACCAGATTTATTGTTGGTAGCTTTTACTGTAATAACTAACAGGTCTTCGATCTTTTCTGTAGTTTTTACTTCACAGGATATATCGTATATTCTTCGTAACTGATCTGTTGCACCTTTGAGTGCATACATCTTTAACTTTCCATTTAAGACTATGTACTGAAATGGTTGAGTTAATGGATTAAGACCAGTAGTTTCACATACCATTTGATAATAATTGCTTCTTTGATCTTCAGTTAATTTACTTAAATCTCCATCTAAGAGACACTTTTCAATTGCTGATTGATTTTCATCAATGTTCTTAGTTATTTCTTTTTTCATTGTTACCTTATTTATATGTTGAAGTTGATGTGGGAGTGCGGCTTAGAGACATCGTAAAGCGTGCTTGCTGTCTAATGGACAAGCCAATGAGCTTAGTATTGATTTAACTGCTGAATCGCTGTGGACATTACCTTTGCCATTGAGCATCGGTGAAACACTAACCACATACAGTCTTAGCCTCTAAACCGCTTTAATCTCTAGGGAATACTAACTTGATGTATGGTTTGCTTTCTTTTGTGCAGTATTTGCTGTGTTGATCTGGATTTTCTTGTTTGAACTTTGCACTATCAAATTGTAAAGCTGAACTAGATATTCTATCCATTCTTAGTTTTTTACCATCAGGGTATTCTATACCGGCATTTTCGCCTATACCTTGCTGTACTTTAAATCTTAGGATAGATTCTCGTTCTTTATTTGCTTTGTTTGATTTACGTATTTGATATAGTTCGTTACTGTCTTGAAGTAATTGAGCAGAGGGACTACCAATGTACTTCTTATTAGACTTGAAGAAATGATATATTAAGTCTTTTTCATTTTTAGGTGGAGGAGGGATTTTTTCTTTGACATAACCCATGAAGCGATTTTCCTTCTCCATAAGTGCTGTTTCTATGCTTTTATCTTTCTTGATTATATACCTGCGTAAACCATTTTCGTTCCATGCAAATAAGAAGTAGCCTACTAATTCAGGCATAACTGCCATTGTATGATGAACTTGAACTAAGTTATACTGTGGTACGTCGTCTGTGTCTGGTTCTCCATAATTAACATTAAATACTGATGGGGCTTTTTCTTCAATACCGTATGTACCTTCGCTATTTTTATAGAAGCCATCTGGTGTTGCTATAGCCCATGGAAATTTCTTACTAAGGTAAGTTTGAGTGTTTGGTTTAATCTTCATGCCATAGTCTTTCTCGATCCAATCAGGCATTACTTGCTCTATTCTGTTGCCACGTATAATTTGTGGTAATTCTGATATATCTTCAGGTTCTACTTCACTTACTTTTTCATTCCAAAATGTGTGTTGGTAATCAGAATTAGGTAGAGTTTTATGTGCAGAAGATGCACCTATGAAGGGTAATCTCCCTTTCCAATCGCTTACTGATAAATTAATTTTAGTATGAGATGTTCTCATATTGGCCTTTCTCGGTTATCCGATTAATTTTCGCAATTCTGCTTTTCGTTTTTCTAACGCTAAGAAAACTGCTGAAGTTATTTTGTGATTTTGGCGTTTGCCGTTTAATACCATTCCAACATAATTTCTGGAATAGCCCAATTCATCTGCTATTGGCCCTAATTTGACCTGTAGCTCTTGACATTGTTTTCTTATATCCATGATTATATTATAGTTAGAAGTGAGTAACAATTAAAGATTATATTAATAAATATCACTTGTCAACTTTAAATGCTTGGTTGACCATTGGTTATGACCGAATAGTACCTATCTGATTAATTTACTCATCGCTTGTATCATATATTGCTGTACGGATTGCAAGTAATTCATCTTTTATGCGTTCTAAATAGAAACTTACTTCTGTTAATTCTTGATACTGTAGCACTTTTAATCCCCATTCAATTGCTTTTACTCTTTCTTCTTTTACATCAGAAATCCATCCTTTTTCAAAATGTGTTTCTAATTGTATAAGATGTAGAATATCGTCTATGTCTGGATAATATGTGGTAGTATGTTCTCCTTTTGTTGCTTCATGTATTTCTTTTTTATCCATAATGTCCTTTCTATTTTTTTGATGTTTCTTTGGTTATGTATCATATATTAGTAGTATTACTTATATTAATGAAAAGGGCAGTCCTGCCTGAATACTCCAGAATCACCTTACACCTGAATATTCCCTCCACTTTCCCCGCCTGAGACTGCCCAATTAATCTGATTAGTACTATCCTGATTAATTTAATAGTACTGCTTTATTTTTATGTATCCATGAAGTTAATTCACCAGCTTCTTCTTCTATTTGATACTGAACTTCTGGAGTCTGTGTTTGAGCAAACTCTGTAAATGCACCTACAAAATGATACATACTACGGTTGCCTTTCCTGTAATGGCTGTCCCATATCTTATGAGTATGGATACCACCATATTTTATAGGTGAATGTTGTACTACACTTATTGATCTCCTTAAATCCATAACTGAATTTTCTGGAGAGTTGAATTTCTTCTTAGTATGCCATAGCTTTTTCTCTTTTAGCTCTGGAATGATGCTTAAAGGGGCGTTACTTGAAAGAAGTCTCTCTGCCGTGTGGTTTTCGAAGGGTATTTCTAATAATGTCTCTAAACGCTCCTTAACGGCTTTATACTGGTTTCTTGTTTCTTCCATCATTTTCTGCATACGCCACTTCATACCCATAGAACCTCTATGTACTATACGCATGGAATTGATATTAGACTTTATCTTCATTCCATTAGTACAAAGTGTATCAAATATACTCAACGCTGATCCAATTGGTGCATCTCCTACCATTGAATTGCCTGAGTAGAATCCTATTCTAGAACGGTCAAGTTTTCCGTCAATCTCAATGCCTGTATATTCTTTGTCAAGCCAGTTTAATGACATCTTAGTGTTTTTAACCATTCCACGCTCAAAGTCTATTGTATTTGCTATGTCATTCTTTGATACAAAGTCTTCTAAGAATCTATGGTTTGAGTATCTATTATATTGATTAGATACAACTCCAATTATTGTGTCATTATTAATTATTAGTTGTTTATTACTAAGTATTCTTTCCACGTTATCTTGTAAAAGTAACTTAGTAACAAAATGACTAGCTACTAAAGTACCTTCTGGAGCCATCATACAAGGGTATAAGCCATTAACTCCAATTGCTGTGAATAATGATTTAATGCCATGTTCATTGAATTTTAAGAAATCGTGGCCATTAAATATTAATCTGTCATCCTGCATTTGAAGTCGTCCATGGTCTATAGGGACGTATTTTATAGCATCATGTTCATTTTGAGCATAGTCTCTCAAAGAATCTAAATCTTCAAACTTAGTTGACT